GGCGTAATAAGTACCAAATACAGATCGACCAACGCCACCAACGCCACCGGATGCACCTGAGGCATTACCTCCAACAGCGCCAGCACCGCCACCAGCTCCACCAGAATAATTAGGAGTTGTTCCACCGTTGCCTCCAGCATTTCCATAACCTGTCCAGCCGGAAGGTACCGTGCCAATTACGGATGATCCCTTAACGGTTGTATTAGTCAAACCTTCAGCACCACCACCAGAGCCACCGTTGCCATTTGATACCGCTGCAAATCCAAATGAGTTACCACCGCCGCCGCCATTAGCAACGCCCACAGTAGAGTCCCATGTTGAGTTAGTACCAACGCCACCGGGAGATGCACTTGAATTGGAATAACCGGCCGAACCACCGCCGCCGATGGTTACAGCTTTAGATCCGCTGATAGAGATCAAGTTGGATTGAATTAACGCTCCGGCTCCACCACCGCCGGCAACGCGGGAACCACCACCACCACCGCCGGCTACAAGTAGTACCTCACAGCTAGAGATTGATCCACTAATAACGGCAAAAGTGCCGTTGCTTGTAAACGTGTGATACCAATAACCGCCAGATTTTGTTATTGTACCGCCTGTTGCTTTTGGGGCACCAGATGAGCTAGCCATAATTCCGAGCATCGGTGTCATTATGCAAGATCCCCAAATACGATCCATGAGTTAGCAGCTATTTTTTTACAGGTAGCACCAGAGTTTGCAACGCGTAATTTTGGAGTCGCACTCGTTGCACCTGTTGAAATGACTGTAGTCGTACCAGGAGTAACAGCTCCGATAGTTGGCTGACCTGCACCGGTAATCCAAAATACGTTTATTTCAGTACCGACGGCAAAGTTAAATGTCGCATCGGTAGGAATATTAAATTGTTGAGTCGCCGCATTATTCATTGAGAATATATTGCCCTCATCACCTGAGGCAAAAGTATAGGCAGCCGTCTTAGCTGTATACGTCGATGAAATCTTAGGGGACGCAATTATCGGTGATGCTCCAAAAGAGGTTAAAGATGAAATAACCACATTAGATGCAAGAGTTGTACCCGTTAGTGTTCCAGCTGCCGCCGCTCCACCGGTTTGCGTGTAGTCAAAGAATACAGCCGCACCTGTTGTGTTAAAAAAAATGATGCCGCTTTCATATTGGGATAAAGCTAAAGATCCAGCCGTATCTACTGTTGCGGTACCTGCTGTGATAGTCAAAGTACCAGCGCCAAGGTTGATTACCTCTAAAGTATCACCAGCCGTAAAGACTCCGGTATTTACTGTAATTGTTGTAGCGCTTGCATTTGTCATTGTTATACGTGTACCAGCATCGGCGGCTACTAGGACGTAGTTGGCTGTCTTAGCGCTAACTGTCCAGTTATAGTCATTAGCCTGCAGTGTGGTCATCTGAGCAGCCGTTAGTACCTGCCCAGTGGTATAGGTTTGTTTTGCCATTTATATCTCCTTAGTAAGTCAAGACGCCAGTGTTGAGTAAGCCATAGATAGAGCTGTCAAGCACAAATCCATCTATGACAGGCTCTAAAGTTGTAAAGGTCACTTGCCAACGGTTTGGTGTTATATCCATAGCAACACCAAAGACCTGCAAGGTTTTAGACAAAGTGGAATTACCTGATTGGGTAGTGGTAATAGTTACAGGGTCAAAGAAATCTAAATCCAGGGCTGCAATAATTCCAGCGTCATAGTTTTCTGTGTAAAGATCCAGGGTAATAGCATCACAACGCACTGTAGTTTCAGCTCTAGAGGCCACATAGGACTGGGCATATTGAAGTGCCACTGCATCTGTTTCCATTAAAAGGTTTTGCTGGTTATAGCTGTGTAAAAAGTATTTCTCAATTGAGGCTGCATTACTGGCAGATTGAGTAGTACCGCCTGTGCGTGTGATCTGTGCTGAGTTATAGACCTGGGCATCATTGAGTAGCCACAGCGCATTGAAGTATCTGATACCTGTGCCAGTGTTATTAAAGACCACTGCAGGGTTACCTGATCCGCCTGCCGTGACACTTCTATCCTGGAAAGTAAAGAATCCTGCAGTGTCCACATAGAGGGCGCCGTACTCACTTGTTTCTACAGTTTGCATAGCAGCTAGAGCTGTACGCGCTGTGCCTGGATCTGCCTGCATTGTTGTCAGTCCAGCATCTACATCACGCATACCAGCTGGCCAGTTAATAGAATCTAAAATGGCGTTAATGCGGGCGCCGCTGAGTTGGCCTGCAGGTGCAGCTGCCACGGTACTGATCTGTGCATTTTGAGCTAATCGGAAAGCATCGACGGCGGTAATCGTTGTGTATTGCAGCTCTCCTACATTTTTTGGGGTAACCGTCTGATAGCCGGTAATGAAGCCGCTAAAAATTAAATAGGTAGTAGGACCATATGTAGCACTTATCTGCACCTTACGCATCGGCGTCAATAAACCATAGTAGGGCCCGTTTACGTTTTGGGGATTGAACGATCCCGTTTCGTCAATTAAGCGCATAGCCATTGTGCCTGTTTGGAATTGGTCAGACTGGACATCCCTGCCGCGCTGGGTACGCAACTGATCTACCTGGTCAGATACATCCACAATAACTGCAGCACTATCACCTAAAAGGTTTGTGCCTAAAATGCCTGTGCCCAAAACAATAGTTTGAGTAAATGAAGGGCCAGTAGAAAAGTTGATTACCGCGTTAAGAATAGGTACGGCCATTAGAGTGACCCAGCCACGTTGAGGTTATTGCCATACTTGTTATTAGTCTGCACAGCATTTTGTACTACTTGCACTAGATCCTGCTCACTGAGCAATGAACCCTGCACCGTGATATTAACCGTAGTACCGCCCTTGTCATAGGCTCCACCACCTGAGAAAGTAGAGATAGATCCTTCAGACCCTTTAAGCGAACCTGAATTAAACGAGTTAATCGCACCACCCATATAAGACTTAACTAGCGAGTTATATGCGGCAGAATCTTCTACACCCTGATAGACCTGTGCAACGCCTTCTACAAGGGCCGTAAACTCTTTACCGTTTTGGCCAATAACCGTTACAACTCCACCTAAATCTTTAACAGCTGCGTTTACTTCTTCCAATGTCTTAGGCAGGGTAGTTGGTGAGATTCCGTTGGGGCCTTGTATAAAACCAGTACCACCACCACCACCACCACCACCGCCAGGAGGAGGTACAACAGCACCTGGCACATTAAGGCTAGGTATCTTCAACTGTGCCAATAGAGCTAAAGCCAATTTTAAGTTTTCAATGTCTATTAATTCTTTAGGCTTTAGTGCATTAAGAATATTTGCGATCTGCGTAACCGTGTATTTCTGATTTTGCAGCGCGCCTAAGATTTCTACATCCTTGTTAAGTTTAGTAGTAGCAGCTTCAATGGCCTTGATATCGCCTGAAGCAATGGCCTGCTCTAACTCGTACATACTCTTTTTAACATTGAGTCGGGCTACATCATTAGCAATAGCCAATAGTTGAGCTGAGCTAGTTGCTTTACCTAACTGCTCAGCCTGGCTAATAAGGGCTGCATTAACCTGGATAGCATCCATATTAAATACATCTGATCCCTTGCCTAAAGCAAGGTTGGCCTTGTCAATTGCTAAGCCTAATTGTTTCTTTTTGAGAATATCTGCCTGGGCTTGCTTTTGCTTATTAAGAATTGCTAGCTGTGCTGCGGCATTGGCTTTAGCCTTTTTATCTGCCGCTGCTTGTGCTTGGGCAATATAAGTATTAGCAGCTGCGCCACCATAGACCTGGCGGGCAAGCATGTCTGCTTTTTTAGTTTCCTTGTAAAAGTTAATCGCGCCTTTAAAGTCAAAATCTGCTGTCATGAGGAACAGTTTTACTAGGCGCTCAGTACCAATAATGGCATCACTAATACCTGCAGCTAGATCGGCTATGCCGTTTTGCATAGCTCCAATACCCTGGGCGCCTGAAGCCTCAGTAAAAGCCTGTACTAAGCCCTTACCAATAGTCTCTTTTGCATTTTCTGCAGATACGTTAAGGGCATCAAGGGCGCCTGCAAAAGTGTTGGCTGCCTCAGTTGCTTGCCCCTTACTTATCTTGGCAATAGCTGTAAGTATTTCTTCAAAGGACATTGCCGCCAATTGCGTTTTACTCAGGCCTAAACCGTATTTCTGTAATCCTTTTGTATTGCCCACATATGCGCGTGATAGATCATCTGCAACCGAGACTACATCTTCTCCGCTCATGGCCGATAAATCTAAAGCAGTCTTTAGTAGATCCTGAGACTTGCGCCAGTCACCTGTTGTAGTGAGTAACTTTTGATAAGCAGGGCGCAGCTTGTCATCTAATACATGGTATTGATTTTCTAAGTCAGATATAAAAGTTTTAACGGCTGGGTCTGCAAAAGCCAAACCTAAGTTTTCTAAAGATCGGCTCAATACCTTTACGGCTTTGTCATCTGCAGCAAAAGCCTTTAGCGAGGCTTTACCGTAATTGATTACAGCCCTAGCGCCAAAAGCAATACCAAAAGCGCCACCCAATTGTTTAACTGATTTTGTGAGGCGCATGGCCGCAGTTTCGGCTTGTTTAAATCCTTTAAGGTCTGCTTTAGAATTAACTCTAATATCTACTTCAGCCATTATGCCGCCCTACTAAACTTAGTTTCTTTATTCCTGGCGTAAAATTGACTAATGGCTTTATCCACAGCTTTATTAACAATGCCTTCTGCAACACCACGGTTAGCTGCCCACGCTCTATAAATTAAGCGGCCACGGCCTTTGAGGCTAGAGACTAGGGGAGGCAATGCATCTATAAATTGCTGACCCGCTTTAGGGTTATATGAACGGCTTACGCCTTTACCTGTACCGCCTGCCTTAGGGCCAACCCACTGTTGTCCGTGAGGATTCAAACGGCCTGCAGTTTCATAAATAGCACCTACAGCTGACTTATTAAAGATACTTGCCATAGAGGTAAAGCCATTTTTATTAGGCTTAGTAACGGCAGTGCTATAGCCAATACCTTTAACAATTGTGTAAGGGCTGTAAGTTGGAAAGTTACCTTCATTAAAGGATCTGTTTGCCCAGCCGCTTAGAGGCGATACGGCAGGTACAAAGCCACGCGCCTGTTTTACAACAGGTGCCAAGCCTGCGCGCATTTCGGCTTTTAAAGTCTTTTCAAGGTCAGGTGCAAAACGGCGTAGAGCTTTACGTAGATCGGTATTACCTCTTATTTCTACGCTTGGCATTTTCTACTTCTTTCGCTCGGTCTTGTAAAACTTTTAACATATTTCTAAACATATTTTCGTCAAGATCCAAAAGGTGCTGGGGTGGGATTCCTGTTTCAACGGCTAGCTGTGCAACCAGGTAACCAAAGGAACCCCGCCCCACTACCCCAAAGGGTCATCATCTAAGACCTCGACCTTAGATAACGTCTCCAAAAATGAAGCACCAAAAGCATCTACAACAACGCCACTAGCTCGTAGGCACTCCCACGCTAACCAATAAACATCTGTCTGCTTTTCATCATCTCTAAAGGCTTTATGAAAACCTTTTTTTGCGTACAACTCGAAGGCGTATTCGATCTTAGGAGTTATTGCATGCTCGCTAATATCTCCATTAGCCCTAGTGATCTTTAGTTTTGCCATTGTTAGCCCTTGTCTTTTATCAGGTAGTAGTAATTACGATTGGTGAGTTACATGTGAAGGTAATTGACTGTGTGCCAATATCTGCAACAGCGCCGTTAATATCGGTAGTGTTATTAACCAATACTGTGGTGCTGTATAGAGGGTTAGTTGCTGAAGTTGCTGCGCTTGTCTGCTTGAGAGTAAGGGCCACTGTTGTACCCCAGGCCGCCTGAAGCGTTGCATTAACGCTTGCTGCAGCTGTATCGCTCAAGAAATCTAGAGTAATTGTGCTTGCCTCTAAACCCTTTACAAACTTGTGAGCTGTATCGCCCATAGCTGTAACTTCTAGCTCGTCAAAAGTTCTTGAAATACTTGCACTTGTAACATGGTCAGATAGAGCCACCGAGTTAAGGGTAGCCACTACGCCATTGGATAAGAATACGGCCATTGCCTATTCCTCTACTTTCTCTGTTGTAGTTTCTTTGGGTTTGGTTTCTTTAACCTCGACAGGCAATTCCTGGCCTATCTTGATTAAAAATGCTTTTTCTTCCTCGCTTAGTGGCATGGTTTAGCTCCAACTCGTTAGTACGGATATTGTGAAATCTGCAGTGAGTAAATCTCCACTGGCAGCGTTTAATACGCTGGGAGTGCTTAACGCGGTTATATTAAAAACAATGGATGATCCAGCCAATTTATTAAAGACAGCAACAGCCGTATCTTCGATACCTGCAAGGTTGCCCTGATTATCAAACATAGGCACGGTCATAATTATTTTAAAAGTAGCTAGTGGTGAGATCGTGTTATATGAATTATTGCTAGGGGTTACATAAGGATCGGCGGGTGCAACAATGACGCTATTAGCAAGGATGGTTGCAGGTGGAAAAGAAAAGGTCTGCCACACGCCCGCGTTTGCTAATGCGGTAGCGATAGTGGCTCTAAGTGTTGTGAGAGCTACAGTCATTAGCCGACCATTGCATTAGGGTTTAAGTAAGGTGCAAGCAAGCCGCGAATCTTGGCAATCATTGAGTTACCCATACGGTACGGACTAGGGGAGTAGCCATCTAGAGTCACGCCGCCTGTTTGTGATACTTGTCGCGCTTGCCATATATCTACAGCCAAAATCATTGCAGCCTCGCGCACACTGGCAGTTGAGGCATAACCCGTGGTCTTTGTATCTGCGCCTACAGCTGTGCCGTAAGGCAATACACGCCTAAAGTTTTGATCGCTTGCTGTTTTTGTAAATTGAATAATGCTTAGACCATTGGGATACTGGTACATCATCTGATAGTAATAAGCTGTATTTAAACTTGTAGTAGATCCTGTAGACCAGGGGAGTGTTCCCGTAATAGTAAAGGTGCCATTAAAAGTTGAACCAGCCCCAGCAATAGTTACAGATTGGCCCACCGTAAATATGCCAGGGTTGGCCAATACAACACTTGCTACGTTAGCTGCTAAAGAGGTGCCAACGACAGGTGCAGAATCAAACCACAGAAAAGCATTGAGTTGATCTTCAGCTGACTGGCACACTTCTTCAACAGTTGCGTCAGAATACAAAGAGCCAATACCTAAATTGGTACGCAGTTCACTAGCGGTTACGTAAGTAGCGGCCATGTTGTATTCCTTTCAACTAGGTTAGCGGGGTATAGGGCTAATACCCCGCCAACTATTAGTGGGTATTTATCAGGTTAGGTTAAATCGAACAATTCCGTTAGGCATTTTTGCAATTGTTGCCATGTAGCCATAGAAGCCGACCTGTACTTGGAGGTTAGAGACTACGTTTACAGACATATATGCCTGTGGGCTGCGGTAAACAGTGAAGGCTTCAGGTGCAAGGATCACAGCTGAATCATCAATGTTTGTTGTAACTGAGAAGTTCTTATCTACGTACAGGTCTAATCCGAGTACGTTTCCGCGAATAGATCCTGGCTGTGTTAGCCCGCCTGCGTTCATTGGCTGGCTTGCTGAATAAATTGGGCGACCTGTTGAATCAACAGCACCTAGTAGCAAACTCCACTGTGATGGGTTAGCAATATAGTTGCTAGCAAAATAACCTGTAGCTGTGTAAACCTTTTGAGCTGCATCTGCCGCGTAAGCAATAACGCCTGCGCTAGAAGCTGCCTGTGTTGCGCCTTGCTGACCTGCAGAAATTAGAGCCGCCAACACTGTGGTGTCAATTGTCTTTAGGTAGGCGTTTTCTAGTTGCTGTGTTAATTCAGCATAGAAGTTTGGATCTGAGCGCTCTAGCAATTCAATGCTAATTGTGTTCATGCCTGAATACTTGTTTACTGTTCCTGTTAGGTACTGAGTAACCATGCCTGTGTTTTCAACAGCGCCGCCTTCAGCTTCTACTGTTACAACAGGTGCTGTACCTGACTGGCCACCTGCTGAGGTGACAAGAGAAGGTACTGAGATAGTCATGCCGTTAGTTGGGAGTACCCCTTGTGAACAAGCATCAATAGCAGGTGTACCAAAACGAGTGTTAGTTACAAACTCAGATAGGTACTGTGTTGGGTTGAAAGCAGGGTTAGTTGTAAATGAATCGTCTGCAGCTGTTACATACAGCTTTGAATCATCATTGCCTAGTGCTGCCTTAATTTTATGCTCTGTGTAAGAGGCAGCGCTGATAATTGGTGTACGTACTGTTTGGCTATCTAGTACAGATGGACGGATGATTTTGCGCGCTGCTTCAACTGTTGGTGCAGCCGCTTCCTCAGTCTTTTCCTCGATAGGATTTTCGGGGGCTGTAGTCACAGCGGCCTCGCTTTCAGTTTCGGTTGGATGGGTTTGTTCTACCGCTTCGCTTTCGCTTGCAGCAATTTTATGGACGGCAGCTGAAGGAAAGGCTGCGCTCTCAACTAGCGAGACTTCGCGCAATACAGCTGCCGTCACTAGGAGGTAGTCTTTTTTCGGCTCTGAGGCTGTCACTTCAACCCCAACGGATAAGCCGTCCATTAACTGCTCCTGCGCTAACAAAATTGCATCACTGCCGCGTGTGCTCGCACTTACTTTAAAACTGGCATACAAACCATCTTTACTAGATTGGATTGACACCATGCGCCCTACAGGTTTTGAATTGTCATGTGACATTAAAAGTTTCACACGGCTAATATCTGCCGCGTTAATAGATCCTTCACTAAATACAACCTTGCCAGCACTTGTGTTGCCAACTTCGCCGTAAGGTGCAATCTTTCCTGAGATCGTACGGCGTTCGCCGCTATCTACAGCCTCAATGTTTCCGCTAAAGGTTAATATCATTGGTGTTTTCTCCCGCTCCATTAGGTGCCATTTGTTCATCCATTGCAGCTTGCTCTTTTGTGATTAGTCCTAGTTGGATCATCTTTTCAATTGCTAGTAGTCGCGCCATTGTGTCTGCGCGTAAAAATGTTTCATCTATAGCAAACTTAACTATGTTGCCATGTCGCGTAATGTCATCCATAGACAAACGGTTTTCAATAGCGCTGATAAATGGCTGTAATGAATAAGCCACAAACTCTTTACGACCGTCTAAAATGTTTTGATATGTCATGCTGTTATTCATGTCTGCAGAAATATAATAAGCAGGTACGTTCATTAAGCGCGCAATTTCCGTGGCTAAATATTGAGACCCTTCCGCGTAAGCCATTTCTTTAGGGGAGTAGCCAACAGTTTCATAAGACAAAGTGCTAGTTAAATATGCAGTGCTGCGATTTTGTCTCGCTGCTTTCCATCCTGCTAATAAGCCTTGTACTTGTGCTTCAGGAAGATCGGCGCCATTGTTTTTAATAAAGCCCGTAGCCATTGGTGTTGCAGCTGCTACACATGCAGCCTTTTGTATATCTAATGCAGCTTGTATTGTGCGCGCACCCGTTGATAACACGCCAGGTAACAATGATTGAAAAGTTACAAGGCTGCCAATACCTGACATAGGTACAGGCTCGCCATTAACTGTGTAGTATTCGATCTCTGTACCAAACTTATTAGTGGTAGCAGTAACGCGGTTATTGGGAATAAACTCGAAACCTGAAGGGCGTCCATCATCTGCATACAATGAAGTAACGCGCCAGTAAGCAGTACCGTAAAACAACAACGCATCTACTGTGTAACTAATTGTTACGCTGCGTGGTTGCCTAATGTCAGGCTGTTCTAGCCACAATGGACTTTCTAATTCTGCACCTGATTTTTTATTGTAAAGTTCTAAGTCAATACTTGAAATAACACCACAAATTAAGTTACGGCAGCGAGATACTGAAGCAACTTGCAACGCTGTAAGGCGATCCATGATGCCTGCGCCGTAACCTGTACTAAACCCTGTGTTATAGCTATAAGGGCCAATGCCGTAGCCGCCGTCCATAATGGCAGGGGCGTATTGTGCCTCTACAACATTATCTTTAGCTTTTAACCCAAAAGTCTGCAGTAATCCCATGAGAGGGATTCTTTAGATTTGTCAAGCATATTTCAGTTATTGCTCGGCGTGTCTAACTATAAACTTTAGCCTCAGATACAGGCTTAGACAGGTGCAACGCCAACATTGCTGCGCTGATAGGCGCTGCCACAGATCCGCTGGATTTTTTGCGGATGATTCTCCAGGATGAGTCGTTGGATTTTGCGGCCACATTGTCCATGGCTTCGTTCAATCCTGGCTGGTCACCATGAACCACGCGCTTGTTATCAATGCAATCTTTAAACACTGAACAGGCATTGTAAAACTGAACCCCGCTGCAATCCTCAACTTTTACACCTGAGTTATGCAAGCGGTCTGCAATTGCCTGACCTGTGTACTTATCAAACAGCACTAGCTTAGGAAGCCACTGATCACAGTACGCCTTTATGTCTACCGCTATTTTAAACTCGTCAATTGCTCGGTCTGATTCCCATGTCTTTACCAAACTCAAACCTACGCGCCCATCAGGCAAGATAGACCCCGCCATAAGAGCTGCATGGCGTTTTGCGTGAGGCTCTAGATCAAAAGCAAACATTGTGTACATGCCAGGTGCCATAACCATCTCAGTATCCGCGCAATCTTCCCAGCTTCCAGGTGTCCAGGGGCTAGTTTCAGTGCCAACCCACTTACACAATGTCTCTGTCATTGCAGCTGCATAAGTACTTGTACTAATGATTTCTTCAATAGCTGTTTCTGTAATCAGTGTGCCTAATGAGGGGTTAGCCATTGCCCAGGCATCCCGATCCCATATGTCACAGTTATCAGGGGCGCTGTACTCGTAATAGCCAACAGACTTAGGCGGCTTGTTTAACGATCTCTCGCGCATCTCATTAAGTACCGTGGACAACTTATGACCCGCATTAGAGGTGTAAAAGCGCTGTGAATTAGCGCGTGTAAGGGTCGTAGATTTACTTGCATCTAGCGCCTCAACACCTACATCTCGCAACTCATCAATCCAAACCATGTCTGCAGTAAGTCCACGGCTGCTATCAATCGTTGCAGCTACTACCTTAATTTCTGCACCTGTTTCCAAGATGATGCGTTCATTGCCATTAGTACGCCTGTAAGCGCGCTCAATAGTGCCACCTTTTACCTGGGCTAAGAGAAAGTCATGCCTTTCAATAATGCCTGCAATCATCTCTAAACTCTTACTTGCCATCTGCCGCTGTGATGACATAATCAATATATTCTGCTCATTGAAACAAAACAGGCCCGCGAGCGCCCGCATGCGTAACATGTGAGACTTGCCGCTTTGTCTTGCACAGATAAACAAGCTGGACTTTTTTACAAACATCCCATTTTCATCTACAGCCAACATGTCTGTGAGGATTAGTTTTTGCCACTCCAAAAGGGGTTGGCCTATCAATTCTGCAAGCTCTATTACTTGATCTACCTTAGAAACCCCGCCAACAAAAGGTGTGTGCAGTCTAGGTCGAATAGCCCCCATGAGCGGCGGTTTAATTTGTACTAGCTCTGTGGTCATTGCGTTTCAATTCCTCGTGTCATAGGGCCTTCATGGAC